GCAGGCGTCTTAGCGTAAAAATAGCCAGTTGAACAACTGCCAATCGGGGCGCCTTCATCGCGGGCCTTGCCAATAGCCTGCCTAATCGTCACCTCGTGAACCCTATACATCTTCGCTAACTTAATAGCTGTAAAAGTAAGGCCGTAACTGGAATTACCTTTTAAATAATCCCGTATGCGGCCCTTATACTGGTCGGCTAAGTCAAATGATGCTTTATTCCGCGGATCGGCCATTGTTGGCAGTGTATTCCCGCATAAAACGCTTTATCGCATCAGAGCCGGATTCGTTATTCAGCTTACAAGCCGCCAAATATTCATTCCTGTCCTTCAATTCAAGCCCAATAACCTGAAAACGATAACCGCCTACAGGTTCTTTAGTTGTCTTTTCTTCCATGCTATCTCCATATTAAAAGGATTACAATAATAACGGACAGCAGGCTAAATCCAGCCTGTTGCTTTTCCGTGAGATCATACCTGTCGAAATAAATGTGGGACAATACAAATACAACTATTGAACTACCCACAATTAATGCAAACGATACCCCGAAAACAAAGAAGTTTGCGATCATTTCGTGTATTTTCACGCTCAATAATAATTATAACAATTATGCCTTGCAAGCAAATTCTTTCAATACCCCTATATTAAATAGTTCTTGCAATTGTTATAATTGTTTTGTATATTGTGGGGTATGATTAAAACAGATGCACAAAAAACAGAGGAGTCAATAATGAACCTAACCCAGAAATCGAGCATTCGTAAGCTCGTCAATAGTCGAGGGTGTCGGATTAGTCCCGATGCTTTTGACGGGATCAACAGGGCTGTCGAAGCTCTTGTTGACCAGATGCTTGTCAACGTAAAGGCTGACGGCATGAAGACCCTACAGACCCAACATACCGGGACGCATGACCACGCGAAAAACGGATCGAGTGGATCATGTAAACGGTGTTGCAACATAAAAGAACAGTTCATCCAATGGGCTAAAACAACACAAGGCTACTGCCATGATCAAGCAGTCATACTTTCAAGAAAAGTATAGGCGGTAATAATGAGAATGATAACACCGCGAGATAGTCAGCGCTCAAAGGTCTATCGGTTGGAGCGCAACTTCTATAAGATACCGGGTTTCCCGGAAGCGGCAGAAAAGATGCTAACCCTTAACGAGTGCCAGCGCTTAATTAATCTTTGCTGGATGCGGATTAATGGTGAAGTCAATTATCTGCCAACAGTCAGGGACGGGCGCGGACGGAGGATAGCCTGCTATCAGCAACTTGGTCACTTGATTAAATTGCCTCTATGGGCGCGTAGCGGGACAGTAGTATGTCACGAAGTTGCGCACGCTATTGTCACCGCTTACGATGATGCCGTTGACCCCGTTTATAGATGGCACGGGACATCGTTTATGAAAGTATTTATTCACTTAATGTCTTTCGTTTATGATGTGCCGGAGGTCGAGTTTAGAAAGCTGGCAAAGAAGTACCGGGTTAAGTGCCGCAGTGCTTTCCCGATAAAAACAAAACGAATCCCGATCGCAGACATTAGAGAATTTAGAAACAAGTAGAAAGGAGGTGATTAAATGATAAGATGTAATAAATGCATAATGGTTTTTCAAACAGATGAAGCTCTTAAAAAGCATCTTGAAAGTAAAGTGATTTACGCTCGCGGTATGACCGCTTGCGAATTTCACGCACAAGATGATACAAAGGCCACATTTAGAAACGCTTTAACTTCAGTAAATAAAGTATTTTCTAAAGCTACTAAATAATAAAAAGGAGGTTAAAATGCAATTATTTAAAACGTGCTACAATGGAAAAGTGCATTTCAGCGGAGCAAAACAATATCGCAAATATAGAGATGTCAAAGACGAGGTAAAATGTAAATGTGGTTGCAAGACTATTGATCCATCATTTTGGAAAGATGAAAAAATACCCTATAAAGTCGGAGAGTCTTGTAATAAATGTGGATCGGTTTATAGACATCCGAAAACATGGATTGGAAGATGCTCTGTTTGTGAAAATGATCCGCATACTCATCATTAAACAATAAAAAGCCCCTTTGTATTCCGGCTTGCAGGCGGAGGGAATCCCCCGTGCAGGATTACTCGGGGGCTTTATTATTTACCAATGCTCAACAAGATTTAACTTTGTATTCCAAAATCTGAAAGCCTGTTGAGTTGACTGCAAGCCGCCATTGGCTAATCTATACAATCCGTAATCCCCTTCATCTGTACTGTCTTCATCAATAGTAAATAAAAAAGGCAGATGACTTCCAAGGGATTTATGATAAAACTGTGAATACAAATCCGAGCCGTCAATCATCCCGGCAGATAAGTGCATATTTTGTGAGAAAAGACTTGTGTCTGCGATATAAGAGAAGTCCATGTTCCACTTTCGCCTCCCATAATGACGGGACTCTGCAAATGTTTGGTTTTCCGTCGCCGCAGTAGCCAGCGCCCAAGGATTAGTTTTTGCCCAAGTTGGCGATCCTAAATAAGAAGTGTTTGCAAATGTACCGCCTCCCGCCGATGTCACAATATCAGTTCCATCATAATCAATGTCAAAACCCACTTCCAGCCGCGGATTTACAGGCCATGATATGTACTCCCCCATAATTATCGCACCTATCTGGACATCTTGATCGAAATTAGAAGTCCCCCCGCTATCGTCTTCGATTGTTATTCTCTTGTATTGGTTATTGGCATCGCTGTTATCTGCCCAAGTTATAAGCGTCCATCCGTTATTAGCGGGATCAACATAATCTGCGTCCGCATCTACTGCGGCATTTATTAATCGGGTGCATCCATTCGACGCCACCGTTACTCCCGATGCAAACGTGGCTGAGTCGCTGTACTCTACCTTAAACACCGCGTCTGCGTAATCAAAGTTGTGTCCTAATATTGCAAGAAAATTAGTTTCAGCTACAGGGTTAGACGATTGACCAGTATCAATATTTATACGGAAACGCTGTGTAGCCGCCGCGATCGTTATATAGTTAGAGGGTCTTAGGTCGAATAAATCCTCAATAACCCCGGTTGATGGCGTTACGGTTGCTGGCGATCCAGCATCATCGGTCAGGGTGTAATTTGATATTGTCCTAAATCCATTTGCCAAATTAAAAGATAATCTATCCATGTACGCCCGCGGCGTAGAAACCCGACTGTATGTACTCATTTAATTCACCTTCATTGCTTTTATGGAACAGCCATGCACGTTTTTTGCGATATCCGTTATCATGTAGAAATCGCTTGTACCCAAAGCCGTGCCATATATTTTTATTTTAGAATCCCAATTAGAAAAGCCTATTACATCCGTTATTTCTAAATCGTTATATTTTGGAATAACACAATCAAAACTGATAATAGGATTTCTGTCTTTGTAATGGGCCAAGTAGGCATCTCTTAGATTATCCGCGGTCGTTTCATCTAAAATACATTCCGCATCAAGCTCTAATGTCAATGTATCGTTATAACCAGCTACCCCGGTAGCGTTAGATGTGGTGTCTGTGTCTGTTGTGGATTCCATCATTTTATCCCGCGCATAATCCATCGCATAATTTATAATGATTTTGTTCCTGACGTTATTTAAGGGCGTGCGGCTAATGCCTTTTAAGTTTATTTCATGGAAATTAACAGTTGCGTCTGCCACCCATGTATCGCCGGGTAATTTTAGTGTTCTAATTTTGAATTTACCTGAACCAGAAAACCATACGAAACTCATACACTGACGGCATATCTTAGTTATTAAGTCTTTACTGTTAATGAACTTATATTGAGAAAACGCAAATTTTATATCCTCGATGGCATCGTTAAACAAATAAGCGGCGTCGCCTCTCCTTGTTCCGTCGGTAGCGTCATAAGCTCCCGTCCTATTGGCCCCAGCCATGTCAAAGGATTCAATGTCAATATCTAATCCAGTTGTGCTTGCGTCTAAGCCTAATTCCCGCCTTAGTATATCTTCAATCTGGTAAATTGGATTTTCGATCAAAGCGGCGGCGGCATAATTAGGGTCAGGGGCATCACCGTTTCCATTCGTCCTTGCAGATGAATTTACGGTATCAATCCAAGCCCCGTATTCCCGGCCTTTTCCGCTTACATAAACATAATCAGCGACGTCCGGGGTAGTAACCGTGGTTGTTCTGGCGACCTTTTTAGTAAGATTAACGCCCTCGTGTCCCTTTGCTTCCCTGAAATGAATATTCCCAGCAGTTTGGCTTGTCATAACTTCATAATAATCGTTTACTTGCTTTTCAAAGGTCTGCGAGGGGGTAAATTTTATTTCAAGACCGACTTGATATATATCGAGGGTATGAGTTGGGCCTCCTGAATCTGCCTCTAAATCTAAATGAATAATATCTTCAAGATTCCACTCTTCTTTTTCTGCGGTCGTGTAACCAGAGGAGACGTCGACAGACGTACTTCCCGCGCCTGTACCCCATGTTAAATTCTGATAATTAGCGGAATTAACGCCAACCCTAAATACATCTACAGTGTCGCTCCCTGAATCTGGCGTAAAGTCTTTATATAAAATAACAAAATTCACGCTGGATATAGTCCCCAGATTAGGCGTTTTTGGCACTCTCCAGTATGCGTCCACTTGATAATTCCTAGCACTTATACAATTTAACGACCCATGCGTTGTTAAGTCGCCATCCGCAGTATTACTATAATTACCGACGTCACCTGAAGTCGAATGCGTGGCTAATGGTATAAACACTCGCCAATCTACCCCGCTGAAATCAACCCTGTAGCTTGAATCCGATGCGTCTGCGTTACTGGCAACACATTGGATATAAAAGCCGTTTTTATACATAAATATATTTTCATCAGTGAGGGCGCCTACCGCCACAGAATCGGGTTGCGCATATACTTGGGCGGCTGATACATTCCACTTGTCCGTTATTATTGCAGGAAATTTACCTTTTACAAAGTGC